CTAATTACCAGCCCTTTTTTGATTTTTGAGCTTGTTGAAGTGTTCTTGTTGTTGAGCTGCTAATTCAGCAGCAGTGTATTGGCGAGTAGTGGCTTGAATAGAGCCGACAGTTGATTGCGTTACACTGTGATAGTCATTTTTTCGAGTCTCTATCACGCTTTTTAAATAAGCGTGGTCTTTTAATGGTTTTGCACTTCCTTCGACGCGTTTAGCTCGTATTTGCTGTACCGTGGCGTCACACGATTCTGATAAGAGTTTGCGGTGTGGGTGCATCATTAATACCTCTTGTAAAAGCTTTAATGCTCTAGCGTTGTTTAAATCGCTTTTAGCTGGTTTAAATAACGAGAGATAGGACAGCAATGAGGGAGCTGCCCAACCTTCAAGCTTTGCCACTTCAATTAATAGATCTCGTCCCGCCTGGTCTTCAACTAGTGACAGCAAATCAATGTGGGTGTGGCATACAGGGCAACGAGCAAGTTTCATGCGTCCCCCTGATAGAACATATCAGCTTGTGGCAAGTCGTTATGCTCGCGTTTATGCTGCAAAATTTGTTTATAAATGCGGTAAATATGTTGGATAGAATAACCGTATTTTTTAGCCAGCTCTGCTTGGTTGTTGCCAGTAAACTCTTCAAAAATTTTCATTTGTTGCAGCACAGCGTCCAAGTTTTTGCCTTTTGGGATATATAACACCAAACCACCATGCTGTTTACGCACATAATCAACCGCATCCCACGCACATTTATTGGCCGTTTCTTCACTGACGCCAGCCTTTATTAAAGACTCAGCCAGCTGAGCAGACATACACATTAAAAACTCAGAACCTTGTTTTTCTTTTACGACAGAATCAGCCATTTGCAACCTCTTGCATGCGTCTTTTTTGCCATTTTTTAAGGCGGTTAACGATAGGATGAATGCATTTAGTTGGTATGTTGTTGAGTGTGCGTGGTTTAGCAACTTTCTCTGGCCAGTTGTCTTTTAATTGATTCCAAGTGTAATTAAAAATTGCTTCCTCAGAGCGAGACTCTATAAAACCAGCATCGCACATTTCAAACCAAACAGAACGTAGCTTGTCATGAACAGTTCCGCGACCTTTAGGGCTGAAATAGCCAGCAGGCTTTTTGCTAGTACGTTTTTTAGAGGTTGCTTTAAACCCAAGGTTTTTCAAATGTTCTAAGTAATTAGCCAATTCAAGCCGAGTCATTTTGGTTGTAGAATTGGTTCGGTTGCTGGAAAAATGCAAACAGTTCACGCGATGAACATCATCGTCAATTTTAAGCTGCGACTTGGCAATATGAATTAATTGTATATACTGGCTTTGTTGCTTCAAAAATGTCTTCATAAAATCCTGCCCTCAATCAGTTAACCGATGTAAATTAAATTTGTTTTTTGAAATGTGCCCAGTCTAGTTCTTTGATTTGCTCAACTATTTGGGCTATTGAATTAAGTTTTTTGTACGCACGAACAAAGTTTTGCTGCTGTACGTTATTGATATGAGCTGCATGGCTGGCCTTAAACCCTCTAACCAAGTGGTCATGCAAAGCTGCTTTTATATCCTCACTCTCAATTTTAGTGAGCTTTAAAAGCAACTCTAAACGTGCTGCAGATTCATTGCCTTGTACTAAATAGTTCATTGAAGTTCCAATGCCCCCGAAGGGGCAAAATTAAGATTAAGAATTCACCGCGTCTTTTAAGTTTTTGCCAGGCTTAAACTTGGGCAATCTAGCCGCTGGAATAGTGATGGCTGCACCTGTTGAAGGGTTGCGGCCTTGGCGTTCTGCACGTTCTGACACACTAAAGGTACCAAAGCCAATCAGTTCGACTTTGCCGCCGCTGGCCAATTCAGTTTGAACCGTTTCAATAATTGAGTTTAAAGCACGTGTTGCACTGGCTTTAGAAATATCAGCACCTTCAGCGATAGCAGTGATTAATTGAGATTTATTCATAATAGATTTCCTATTTTTGGTTTATGTAAAAGATTTAAAATTTAAGCTGGCACTTACGCGCCAGCCAGGTCTAACGAAATTGGTACATACTGCTGGCTGTCGCCAACACGTTTGTACAAACGTATGTAACTTTTGCTGCCAACAACTTGCAAAGCTTCAGACACAGCGGTCATTGCAGTTAACCAGCGTTTGTCTTTAATATCTAAACGACGTAACCCCAAAACACGAGCCGTATTAATTTTGCCTTCTTTGTCTACATCAAAGGCGCGATCAATAATGGCTTTAAGCTCTGGCACACTGTCTTTTGTCCATTCTTTAAGGCACTCGTCAATCAATTCGCGAGCTGCTTGTAAGCGTTCATCAAAGGCGATGTGTTCTTGTATTGCGCGAACAATTTTGAATTGACCATCAAAGCTGTGCAAAGTCACGTTGCCTTTTTTACCACCCAACTTAACGTCATATTGTTCAGCAGATAGCTCAACAAAAGCGTCAATATCCGCAAACGTTGAGGCTCTAAATTTAATTAGAGCCTCTTGCAACTCTAAAGCTTTGCTAACAACTTCTAAAACTAAATCATTGCGTGCTTTATCTATGGGTTTAACCATGTTTTCGGGTACAAGCGAACCCTTAGCGTCTTGCCAGTAACCGTCAGGTATTTCTTTTTTATCTAACATCTGAGTCCTCACGCTTTTTATTTTGATCTTCACCGTCACCGCAGCAGCTCGGGCAAGTTAACTCATTATCAACAATAACCAACTCGCCTGTAACACCGTGCCAGCCGCACAAATCACATTGCAGTTTCTCTTGAATAACACTCATGTTTGCCTCCCAAAGCGGCCTAAGCCGCGCCTCTACATTTACGAATAATTGCAGCCGACACCAAAGGTTCAGACACTCTAGCGGCTATATTCATAGCTTCATTACATAAATTGTTAACGTGCAGCTGATAAGTCATATCAACAATTGAATTGCTACGGTTAATGCCGTTGCTGCGTGAGCCACACAAACGCTGTTTTATTGCGGCAATAGCATCATCTGAAAACACATCACCAAACGACTTACGAGCGCGGCTTAATTTAAACTCAATATAAGCTTGGGTTTCGTCACCCAGGGCGCGGGTTTCCATACGCTTACAGCGCCAGCTGAATTCGCGAGTGTTACTGCCGCTCAAAGTTTCGTGTAGCTCAGGTTGGCCCAGCAAAATAACCCCAATCACCTTAGTTAAATTACCCGCGGCCTCGCGCAAACATTTAAGCTGTTTGATCACTGAATAATGCAGGGCATGCGCTTCATCCACTAAAAACACAAAGCGCTTACCTTCTTTGGCTAGCTTCTTAACTTCACGGCGAATTAACCGATCGCGTTGTTCAATAGACTGAGGCACCGAATCAATATGCAAAGCTTCAAAAACCGCAGCAGTTACCGAGCTAGTGGTAATGCGGTGTCTGTCTAAAGTAGCAGGCTCAATAATGTCACAATACGGATGCTCAATTTCCAACTCCTCAACAAACAACTCCTTTAAAATCGACTTACCGCTGCCGCACTCACCAATAATGCTGATCATGCCACCCGTTGTTGCAGCGCTTAGCATGGCTTCTTTATTCATTAATAAGCTTTGGTTTAAGTAAATGTCCTCTAAACAATTGATCTCGTTATCAAACGGCTGACCAGCTAAACCAAAATGTTTAAGTGTGTTTTGCTCCAGCATTTCATTCTCCGGTGCTATAAATTCAGTGGAAGGTGCCTCGGCTTGAGCCTTGGTTCGTTTCATATGCATGGCTTCGTGTACTTCAGTTACGGTTACGCCGCCTTTGGTATCTTCAGCCCAAATATCGCTAATGTTTTCAGCGGAGCACTCAAGCTTTTCAATAGCAAAAAGCTCACATGCATTTTTAATTTGAGCGCAAAAATTCTCACGTTTTGGCCATTCGTTGTTCTTAATAATGCGGTTAATAACCGCAGGGCTAACTTGAACCCCTATAGTTTTGGCAAACGAGCAAATATCTTTTTGATTAATGCCTCGTGCAGCCAATAGTCGCCCAAGCTTTAAATGCCAGGTCTTAGGTATTGCGGACATCTAGTGGTCTCCAACTACTTTTAGTTGAGGTCGCGATAACGCGCCCGATTTAACATACTGTGCAATTTCGTTTAATTTCGATGGGTAAACCTCCTGGTCGTTAATCCACTCTGCCTCGGCAACACTGAGTGGTCGGTCGATAATTTCGCTAATTTGCATACGAGCATCTAAAGCATCTAAGCGTTTTTCACCTTTTTCAGGTATAAACATTTCAGGTACATCAATTTCATGCCCCTTAGTTGCAAAAGCGGCTGTGTGCTGAATATCTTTTAAATGACTATGCGCATTTATCTCGCCGTTAAATGGTGTGTCATGTTTTTTGCGGGCTTTCTCTGCATCTTCTTGGCTCAAGCCAGCGTAAGCCAACGCATTGGCGGCTTTCTTATTGCCGTCAATTTGGTCATCTGCTAAAGCCGCGTAACCCTCACCAATCACACTGCCAGCTAAACTAAAGCCAAACTCGTCTCGTTCGTCTACTTGCACCTGGTGCACAATCTCTTTGCCAGACAAAGGATCTTTAGTGAAAACTAAAATGTCGGTAGAGCCGTCCAAAATAATCGGCGCAACTCTGACCTTTTCACCAATTAACACCCCGAGCAAACCCTCCAACAAATAAGGTACGCTTGTGCCAATAGCCGGGTGAACAAAGGTGATCACATAATTGTTTTTAACCTTTCGCTCAACTGGTTCGTAGCTCAACATATAGCGGCAAATTTGCTCAGGTGGGCAAATACGCAAATGCTTGCTGTAAGCTGCAGTATGAATTGTGCGCCATACATCTAGGCGGCTTTTATTGGTTCTACTTAGTTTGGCGTCGTAGTTAGGAATAAGGTCTGCGTTGTAAGCGTTTTGCCAAGCAAATACAGCATCGTTCATTTCATCTACCGATTTAACTGGCTCTAGCAGCAAACGGCTCTCGAAGAGTTTTTCAACAATATTGTTGGCATTTTCAACCTGACCTTTTGCGCGTGAGTTACCAGTGTCATGCGTTCGCAGGTCAACATTCAGCGAATCACACAAACGCTTAACTGGTTTAGCAATATTGGCCGTGCCTCGGTCTACATATAAAATGTACGGCAAACCATGTGCTTCACGTTCTTGCTGTTTAATCCAACACCATAGGATAAAGTCAGCAACAAGCTGCATACTTTCGCCCGCCGCGCTGTAATACTTAACCCATATATGCCCGCTGGTGTGGTCAGTACACACATAACGCCATACACGTAATTTGGCTGTTTTACTAAATGAATCAGGCTTATTCTTATAAAAAGCAGATTCATCCGCCAAGTTTTGAAATACGTTTGAACCTTTCACCTTTTTGCTTTCAGGATCGTAGTAAATCACACAGAGCGAAGGGTCAATTTGATGCACATGATTTGGATGCAAACTGCGCAACTGGGTAGCAGCTGAATCGCGCTGCATTGCCTTAGCATTCATATTACGTTCACGCAGCAGCCTATTCACAGTGCTTTTACTCATAAAGTTGTAACCGTTTTGGCTAAGAATAGAAATAGCATTAGGTACTTCCATCATCTGTTTACCGTTGCTTCTACTGCCTGTATGCAAAGTCGCGGCAACCATTTCCAGTGCGGTTTCGTCTTGAGCCGTTTTGCCCTTGTCGCTTCTGGTTTTACGCTTGCTGTATTTCAGCCCATGTTTATCCATTTCTCGGTACAGCTTGTGGTGATTCGACCAGCCAAAATAAGCAAGCGCATCACTAATGATGCTTTGTTTTGTGCCGTGGGCAGCTTTTTCTAACTTCAAAGCAAAGTTGCGTAAGGCATCAAAATATTCATGGTTTAAAGTGGCTGACATGGTGGCTCCTTACTCAGCATTTACAGGCGTAGCTAACTGTTTAATTAATTCCCAGTTTGCTTTCGGTTGGTTGGCAAAGTTACCCATGCTGTGATCAAACTCGTCAAACAAGGCAGCAGCTCGTTGCAGAGCTTCAAAAAAAGCAGTGTGCGCTTGTGGTATGGCAATCTCTAACGCTCGTTCAAAAGCGGCCTCTTGTACTGGGTTATTGCATTCCATCAGCTTGGTGTTTAGCTGTAGCGCTAAATCCGACATTTGCATACCAGCCTCAACCACTCTTAACGCAGCTTTTTTGGCTATTTCTTCAATGTCTTTGGTCAACTGCGAATAGTCGTTAGGCTTGAGGCGCTTTTCTTCTAACTTAATTCTTAGTGCTTCAGATTCTTGCTGGGCCTTACTATACAAATCGCGGTTGGCATTAAGGTTGGCTTTTAAACTGTCTATTTCTTTAGATTTATTCGCCAGTTCAGACTCTTTATCGTCTAACACCTTTTGGTGTTTTTCGTCCAAATCATTTATAAGCTGTTGGACGTCTTCTTTAGTCACTTCTGGTTTAGACGTATATTCAGCCACAATCGCTTGTTCGTCTTCTGGCAGTTTGCGAGCTAGGCGCAGAGTTTTGGTAGAAACTCCTATACGTTCGAACGTTTCCGCAGCTTCAATGCCAAACTGATTGGCGTTTTGTAGACGTTCATTTACTGTATTTTTGTGTGTGCCAATGAGTAAACAAAATTCATCAAAAGAACCGACCATCGGCCGTTTCTCGCCGTCAATGTCAACAATTCTTCCCTTTAAAGCCTTGTAAAGCTTATGTTCTTTGATGTATTGCAATTTTTGCAAAGAGACGACGTCGGTCATTTTTGAAAACGCCTCGGCCATTTGAATCTGGCCGATAAGCTGGTTTATTTCATCTCGGCCTTCACCATAACCATCGTTTAATTTTTGGTACAAAGCCGCTTCTTCGGCCGTGGTCATTTCCATTACATCTTTGTTATCTGTAGTCATTATTACCCCCTAAAAGCCAGCGTATGTAGACGCATCCTGGCGCAATTGCTCACGTGCAACACGCAGCGAATGTTCAACTTTATGTGAAAGACCACCCACTCTAGGGGTTAAACGATATAAACGATTATTGTGAGGGGTTTTCTCTGCCCACTCGGCTTGCATAAGGTTGGCAAGAATGCGGCCAGCCTCGGTGCTTTGTACGCCTAAAGCTCTGGCCAATTCAGCTTGGCTAATGCCGTGGCAAATATGCTCAGCTAAAAGTTCGATAGCAGATAAGGTTCTAATTATTTGATTGCTAGCCATTGTGATCTCCTAACAAGCTAGGTTGCTTAAAATGTTCTAGTTCAGACTTGTGGTAAGCTAAATCTTGCAGCGCAGCCATAATCATGTTGGTTGTTTCGTCAACGCTGCATTCACCGTTGTAAAAGTTAATAATTTGGCTGCCTACTTGAGCCAGTGCGACTTGTAGCTCAGCCAGCTCTTTGGCTTCGGCTTTACGCCCTGTAGGGATTTTTACCAACATAAACCCCTGCGAAGCAGCGCTATACTTAGTAAACAAAGGAATGCCACAAGTTTGCTCAAACGCTATCAAACGGTTTACCGGTAATTTTGCATCCGCTAGGTAGCCATACATCTGCGACTTACTAGCCATTCCGAGCCTGTCCATAATGCGTTCTACGCTTAAATTGTGTTTCTCTTTGGCGTGCTGTAGGCATTTGTCTAATGCATCTACCGGGTCGTGGCCTGATACATACTTCCAATTGCGTCTAGGCATGTTTGCCTCCAGACATACTAATAACTGTTCGTCCGTTATCGTTGCGCTCACGCACAAAAACAAATTCGCAAATGTCCTGTTTCGATGTCACCAAACTGTTGCTTAAATTAGCTGCATACACATACAACGAAAGAGCATCAAAATGGCTACCCGAATCGAAAAACCAACACAACTTCAACGTGAGCAAATTGGCTGGCCGAGTCAGCTTGGCTTTGTAAGGTTTACACAAACTCGCAATGTGTTCATCAGTGGCAAGCAAATTAGCGAAGTTAGGTGTTTGCTCAATACTTTGCTGAGTTACGCGCCACAGCAACGTGTGCTCTGTGTTCAATTGGGTTTGAGCGCTAGGTGCAATGTAATGCTTGCGTTGCAAACTTTGGTTTGGCGTAAGTGGTGTACAAATAGCGCTAGCCATATTTCACCTCCGTGTTGGTGCAGCTACTTACTAGCGCCAATCGAACTGACGGAAAACACACAGCGGTTTTTTGTCGGCTCTCTAAGCAATGCGGAGGCGTAACCATGCCAAGTGATTCAAGCTTGCGTCGTAACTCGCGGCAGTACCTTTTGCTTACGCCAAGGGCGGCGGCCATGTCTTTAAACTTCATGTCGGTTTGGCAAAGTTTGGTTAAATTTCGCATTAAGCGGCGGTGCTCTGTGCTAATACGTTTTGCCAAAATTAGCGAGTGGCATGCTTGCAACTGTTGCCGTTGCTGGTTGCATAAATTAATCAACTCAGCGTGGCTTAAATTATTTAAGTCGGTCATTGGGGGCGTCCTTGTGGTTAGCTGGCTTGTGCGAATAATTCGCGCAATTCTGCAACTTTGGCTTTGCGGGCTTTGCCTACGCAGCGTTTTGAATTGGCAATGGCGGGAAATACTTCTTCCAGTGGCTTTTCAATTATTTTGCAAACGGCTTCTGCAATGGTGCGAGACTTGTTATGGCCACCAATTAAACCAGACACAGAGCCTAAGCTTACGTCTAACGCATCGGCGATCATGGACAAGGTGTAGCCTTTATCACTAATGGCTTGTTTGATTTCTTCGGAATTCATAGTAAATTACCTCTTTGGTTTACCCTGTTGCGTGGTTTTGGCGAACGGTTGCAGCAGGGTTTGATAAAGTTCGAGATAAATATAGGGTGCATATTTGCACCTGTCAATATAAAAAGGTGCAAATATGCAATCTTTTTTGTTGTCTGAGAGAGAACGTCTCGGTTTAAAACAGAAAGACGTTTTTGAATTTATAGGTGTAAATAAGGCGACTTATTACCGCTGGGAGTCTGGTAATCCAATTCCCTCAGACAAATTAAATGAATTGTCAAAGCTAGGCTTTGATGTGAATTACGTGGTAACAGGCCAGCGTGATTCGGTGGCTATAAACAAACAAAACTACGACAGAGCAATGCGTATAGTGATGTTGTACGTCATTAAATCAGGCCGAGAAGTGGCCGACCCAGACATGTTTGTGCAAGTGGTAAACGAGGTATATCAAGTTATTGAGTTTTGCGAACAAAATAACAAAGAAATTGATCAAGTCGAAATTGGGGCAAAGGTAATAAATTTATTCGCAGCATAACGGAAAAGGAGCAGTAATGGACAACGATAATAAGATTGTTGAGGAGTTATTAAAAAACAACAACGTTCTATCGTTTGAAAAAATGTTGAAGCAAAAAAGGGCTAGCGGTGAGCGTTCGGGTACAACCATAGGCAACGGCAATATCATTGCCGGAGGTAGTATTTCCATTAACCAGCCGCCAGCTATTCAACAGATTATGGTAACGCCAGGCGAGCAACATATAACAGATGCTCAAGCGTATGAAATAAAAGAGTTGGTGCGTCAAATAGTTGTACTCGAAGCGCACGTAAAAGAAAAGCCCCGCGGCTATGCCGCTGTATGGGCTAGCTTTAAGCGCAAATTTAAATGCACTAAATACCAGCTATTAACGCAAGAGCAATTCGACCCTGCCATTAGTTATTTACGCCAAACAATTGGCCGTTTAAGTCGCTCTGTAAAAGCCAAGCAGTCGCCAGAATGGCGAAAGCGTAAGTATTCGTTTATTCATACCAATGTTAAAAAGTTAGGCATTGAGCAAGAACGAAAAGATTACATGGCCATTAACTTTGGAGCCGAGTCGATGAAAGAGCTGAGCGATAGAGAATTGGAACAGCTGTACAATTGGGTTGCTAAGTTGAAGTGAACTGAGTTTTACGTTTATAAATTACAAGGATTAAACATGGCCGTTAAAGTAATAGAGTGCCCTGAATGTGGTAAAAAAAATGTCGCTAAGGCAGCAGAATGCATTAAATGCGGAACAGTATTAAATGAGAATACGTATCAAAATAGGTTTAAACGCAACAAGCAAGGAAATGGAGTTTTTGCCAAATTGATACTTGGTGTTTGTGTACTTGCTGTAAGTGTTATGGCTGGGTTTATTTCAAATAAAATTTTCAGCTCTAATATATCGTTTTTCTCGGGTGAATATCAGCCGCTCGCTGAAATTGTGCAAATGTATTTGAAAGATCCTTCAAGTTACAAGCACTTGGAAACTCAAATTGTTGAATTAACGGAATATAAAATTTTAGTTACACTCACATACAGTGCCACTAATTCATTCGGTGCGCGGTTGAAAAGTTCTGCCAAGGCTACTTTTAACCTGAATGGAACGCTGATTGAATACCAAGAATCCCCGTTTTTTTGTAATTTGGATTTGTTGGATTGTCAGAATAATTATTAAGGGGTATAAAGTAATTACATTTTCAATTAGCAGCATTGGAAAGTGCTGAGAGATTAAACGATAACTAACGGCTGTTTTATATGGTTTAACAATTGATATGAGGGTACGGTAGTGACTAATCTTTTGAAAAATCTTCTACCCCAACAGGGTGAAATTTTAACAATCAAGGAATTGCTAAAGCACTTCGAAGACAACAATATTGTTGTATACAAGAAAAAAGGGCACGAAGTGGTTTTTGATGATTCATTTAGAAAGGATTTGGAAAGTTTATTGGAGAGCCAGTGCATCACGAATTTACAAGGCCAAGCATCAATGCAGGAAATTGGTCTAAGAATTGGTGTCAAAGGGTCTTTAGTTATTGAGGATAATACACAGGTTCAAATTAATTAGGTTTAATTTAATCAGCTCAAAAGGGCAAGAGCCACGTGGTATAGGCAACGCAAAAGGTTTGTATGAATAGTAAAGGGCTATTAATTTTTTTGGTTTCATCAGGAATAGTGTACTTTCTTTTTGCAATTATGAAAATCTCGCAATGTGTATCGGTTGAATTAATGCAGTCGTTTGTCACTAGCTTGGCTGTTGGTATGCTTGCGTTGGGGGGGATTGTATATGCTCAATGGCAATTTAATATCCGCCAGGAGAAGCAGTTTGCAATGGACCACCAGCAAAAACTTGATGATGAGTTAAGGAGGCATTTGTATACGCTGTATAAGGCTTTGGGTGAATTGGAAATTGTTATTTCTGACCAATGTGATATTGGTTTATCCAATCCAAACGTTACTGCTAAGGTTGCCAATAAAGTCGATGCTGCTAGGCGTGTACTGGAAACACAATTATTAGAATGCGAGAGTATAATAACAATTTTATGTTTTGATGAAAGGGCGCTCGGCTTACACAATTATATTGACGAACTTCGGACTATGGCCTCCTCTTATGTTAATTTATACGCAAGAAGCAGTAATAATAATTCGTTTTATGCTTTTGTTGGTAGCGCGTATACCACGATGCTATTTCGTTGGCAATCTACCTGCTACGCAACCTTAACAGACATAAGGCTAAGTATTGTGAGTACTGGGCGAAATATAAACGAATTTAAGCGCTGATTTTTATTTTATAAACTCAGTCGGACATAAAAACACTGTTACATAGTAAAAACCTTTAACCCAAGTTACATGACCAAAATTAGCTAGCTATTCCATTCTATAGCCACGTTTTTAAACAAACTCCGTGGCTATAATGAATCCCCCAAAAAAACACCAAATTTTACAAGCTGAAAACCCAGGGTTTGATATTTCAAACTATCGGTTTTTAATGCAATACCCTAGTGCGTTTGTTGACGCAATACTCTTTGTATTGGTTGTTGAAGGCGCTTTAAAAAGTAATGGTGGCCAAACCAACCAGCATAACGACAAAGGCGGTTTAACTCGCTTTGGCCTTAGCCAAAAATATAACCACGAAATTGACGTAACCAAGCTCACGTTAGAAAGCGCAGTGGCGCACTATCACAAAAAATATTACCTATACCCACGCATAAACCTACTACCTGTTTACCTGCAGCCGTCTGTATTTGGCGCATACGTTAATGCGGGTGTAGATGAGTCGATTAAATTTTTGCAAATAAGCTGCGGTGCCGCGGCTGATGGTGTTATTGGCCCTCAAACCGTTAGCCATGCCAGCGGGCGAACGCCAAGCGCTTTACTGGCCGATTTTTTAAGCCGTCGGGGGGCGGATTATAGCCTGACTGCTGCGAGCGATTGCAGCCAGTCGGGCTATTTACGTGGTTGGTTACGCCGTACCTATTTGCAGTTGCAATACTCCATTGCCATTAGCGAAGAACAGGAGGCCACCCATGGCTAAAGTATTTCGCGCTGTACTTATTGCGGTATTAGAAAAACTACTTATGGCCGCCATTACCGTTGATGTGTTGCTGCCATTGGCTATCAAGCTATTACGTAAAGCCGCAAAACTTTCTACCAACAAAGTGGATGACCAATGGGTTGATGGCATTGAAAACAAGTTAATTGAAAACGGTGATTTACCACCCAAACCACACACCAAGGACACGCCAAATGGATAACGCCGACAGAGCGCAAGACTTAATAGAAATGCGTACAAACCATGCCTTGCAAGCCAATAAAGCTAAATTTAAAGGCGCGGATATAGACGAACCCTACTGCCTAGCGTGCGGCATTGAAATACCCCAAGCAAGACGCAAGGCCGTACATAACTGCGAATACTGCATTGACTGCCAGCAAGAACAAGAGCTGCGCCGTCGCCAGCAACTCGGGGGCTAACATGGACTTTATTATGGAATGGTGGAAAGCCTTTATTGCCATAGCCTGCGCCATTGTTGGAGCAGGCGCACTGGCTTGGCTGCGTAGCACCTTTGTTAGCAAAAAAGAATTTGAGCAGCACAAGCAGCGTTTAACGGATATTGAAAAAACCATTGAAGACCTGCCCAGCTCAGAAGATTTACACGAACTGGACAAGCGCTTAATTGAAGTGGGCGGCAAAATAGACTCGCTCACCCCGCAATTAAACGACGTTAAAAAACTAACTGATTTACTAATGGAAAACGAATTAAGAGGTGCGCGCAATGGCGATTAACCAAATTAAGTCTGAGCATGTTCGGCTTAGCATTTTAATTGCATTAAGCGAAGACGCTGGCTATCAACTTAACAGCAGCATGATTGGCGACATACTCAAACACTATCACTTAAAAAGTAGTCGTGACGAAGTGCATACCGAGCTAGCTTGGTTAGAGCGCAATGGCTATGTAAAGCTTGAAAAACTCAGTGCCAACACATGGCTTGCAACTATTAGCCAGTCAGGTGTTGATGTGGTTGAAGGTTCAATTGTCGTGCCTGGTATAAAACGCCCAAGCCCGCGGAGCTAACCATGACCGAATCAGTGCGCCGCGGTAAACCTAGCAAAGTAGATTTACTGCCAGAAGATATTAAAAAGCGGCTAGACGAAATGCTGCGCGACAAGCGTTTTAGCCAAAGCGAAATATTAGAAGAAGTAAACCAGTTAATTATTCAATCGGGCCTTGACGATGGCGCAACCATTAGCCGCAGCGGATTAAGCCGCCATGCGCAAAAAACCGAAGCCATAGGCCAAAAGCTGCGCGAACTGCGTGAGTCTACCAAAGCATTAACTGCAGAGCTGGGCGACAAACCCACAGGCGATACAACAAAGCTGATCCTTGAAATGGGACGGTCTCAATTGTTTAAAGCCATGCAAAAGCAATTAATGAACCCAGATGATGACGATGATGTAGACATCGGCATGATTAAAGATGCCATGCTGGCTGCACAACGACTAGAAGCAACCGCAATGGCCGCGCATAAACGCCAGCAAGAAATTGAAAAAGCCTATGCCGAAAAACTAGCCCAAGAGCTAGATGAAAAAACCAGCAACGAGTTTGTGCCGCAGTCGCGTGAAGAAATGCTGGCGTTCTTTAAGCACGACATTTTGGGTTTAAAACATGACTGAGCAAGCCCCACTTTCTAAAATTGCGGGTTCGTTAGCAATTGCGCTGCAATCAGACATTTTATTTGGCTACCAAAAAGAGTGGATGCAAGACAAATCCGTTATCAAAATAGCGGATAAATCACGCCGAACAGGTTTAACCTTTGCTGAAGCTTGTGATGATGTAATGTGTGCATCGCAGCCGGTTAACGCGCAAAACACTTACTACCTTGGCTCAGATAAAGAAATGGCCAAAGAGTTTATCGATGCCTGTGCTTTTTGGGCGCGTAAACTCAATATGGTTATGACCGAAATTGAAGAAAGTATCTTTGAAGACGAAGATGAAGACGGCAATAAAAAAAGCATTAAGTCGTTTGAAATTAAGTTTCCACACACGGGTAAAAAAATACTCGCGCTAAGTTCAAACCCGCGCAACTTGCGTGGCCGCCAAGGCAATGTGGTTATTGACGAAGCGGCATTCCACGACAGATTAGACGAAGTATTAAAAGCCGCCATGGCTCTCACTATGTGGGGCGGCAAGCTGCGTATTATCTCAACCCATAATGGCGTTGATAACCTGTTTAATACACTTATCACCCAAGCCCGTCGTGGCGAGAAAAACTACTCGGTACACCATATACCCATTGATAAAGCCCTCAAACATGGGCTGTATAAGCGTATATGTTTAATTAGCGGTCAAGAATGGTCGCAGCAAAAAGAAGATACCTGGCTAAAAGAGCAAGTTAACTTTTACCCAACCGAAGAAGCCGCCAACGAAGAGCTGTTTTGTGTACCCAGCCAAGGTGCAGGGCAGTATTTAAGCCGTAGAGTACGTGAGCGTGCATTATCCGAACATTGCAAAGTTGTGCGCTATACAGCACCACAAGACTTTGAAATATGGACAGAGGAGCAGCGCGTAATCGATGTACAAAAATGGTGTGAAGAGCAGCTGCTACCATTGCTGGAAAAACTCAGCCCTGATTTAAGCCACGCATTTGGTGAAGACTTTGCGCGTAAAGGCGATTTGTCTGTATTCAGTATTGGTGAGATTAAACAGGACACCAAGCTTGAAGTGCCCATTATGGTTGAACTGCGTAATGTAACTTACGACCAGCAGCGGCAAATTATGTTTTACATAACCGAGCGTTTACCTCGTTTACGTGGTTTGGCTTTTGACGCCACAGGTAATGGCGGCTATTTAGCTGAAGCGGCCATGCTGAAATACGGTACAGAATTGGTTGATTGTGTTCACCTTTCGCAAAACTGGTACCGCGAATGGATGCCAAAAGTTAAAGACTACTTTGATATGAACAATATTGTTCTACCCAAAGATCAGGATGTGTTAGACGACCTTGGCCAAATCAAACTTAAAAACGGTATAGCGCAAGTTGATAAGGGCAAAAACGAAGGTAGTGATGGCAATAAGCGCCATGGCGATGCCGCGATATCTATAGCCATGTTAGTACGTGCCGCTGAAATGGACGGCAGTGCAATTGAATACACCAGTCTACCCGGCAAAGGCGGTTTGTACGGCCAAAATGATGACGATGATTTAGACGACCTACCAGCAACAGGCTCAGATGGCTGTTACTAAAGCAACAGGAACCCACCATGAAAACCAGCAAAATAGTAGATAAATGGGGCAACCCCATTAACCTTGAATTAGAAGAGGTTCAAACCGAATCTAGTGCCAAGCTCGCGCAATTACATAATCATTATGGCGATCACCCAAGCGGCGGTTTAACCCCAGCTAAAGCTAACCCCAGCTAAAGCCGCCAGTATTTTACGCGAAGCCGAACGAGGCCAATTAATTGCTCAGTGTGAATTAGCCGAAGACATAGAAGAAAAAGACGCGCATGTACAATCAGAGCTAGGCAAACGCCGTTTAGCCATGCAGTCAGTGCCGTGGAATATAGTGCCGCCCCCTAATGCCAGCGCAGCAGAACAACGCGACGCACAAATGATAGAAGAACTCCTACGCAATGCCACCTGGTTAGACGAAGCCATATTTGATGCAGGCGATGGCATTTTAAAAGGCTTTAGCAACCAAGAGCTGGTATGGGACTTTTACGACAACACCCATATTATTGAGGCGTGTGAATATCGCGACCCATCTTGGTTCCAGGTTAACCCAAATAACCGCAACGAGATAACTTTGCGCGACGGTTCGCATGAGGGTGAAGCCCTGCGGCCGTTCGGTTGGTTGGCACATCAACATAAATCAAAATCGGGTTACGTATCGCGGCATGGTTTAATTCGGGTGCTTGTGTGGCCATTCTTATTTAAAAATTATTCAGTGCGCGATTTAGCCGAGTTTTTAGAGATTTATGGTTTACCGCTGCGCCTGGGTAAATACCCAGCAGGTGCCAGCGAAAAAGAAAAACTGACATTGCTGCGTGCAGTTATGAGCATAGGCCATAACGCAGGCGGTATTATACCCCAAGGCATGGCACTTGAATTTGAAAAAGCGGCAGACGGTGCAAGCGACCCTTTTATGGCTATGGTCAATTGGTGTGAAAAATCGCAGAGTAAAGCCATATTAGGCGGCACACTGACCAGCCAAGCTGACGGTAAAACCAGCACAAATGCGTTGGGTAATGTACACAACGAAGTGCGTACAGAAATACGCGATGCCGATTTAAAACAACTGCAAAACACCTTAACACGCGATATTGTTTACCCGCTGTATGCACTGAATGGTAAGTCGTTTAACGGCCCAAGACGCCACCCACGCTTTGAATTTGACACAACAGAGCCAGAAGAAATAGCGCAATTAGCTGAGCCACTGGCTAAGTTTGTTGAAATGGGCATGCGTATACCCACCCAATGGTTACACGAAAAAACCAAAATACCAGAGGCAGGCAAAAACGAAGCCGTATTAAGTTTTAACAGCGGCTTTAACAATGCAAAGCCAGCAATAGACCCTGCACAACTCAAAGGCTTTGCCGCTTTGCGCCGCGAAAGCATAGAGCCGTTTGCCGACCAATTGGCGATAGAGCAAGCGTTAGATAGTTTAAGCGCAGGCGAATTTGACCAGCAAATGCTGGGTATTTTAAAACCCTTATTTGATGCAGCAGAGCAAAACCCCGAAAGCTTAAAAGCGCAGTTAAGCCAGGTATGGCCAGCAATGGACGATGCCGAGTTTACCCAACGTTTAGCGCAAGTGTTATTTGTGGGCGAGCTGTGGGGGCAAATAAATGCCGACAGTTGATTTGCAAACAGCGTTTAAACAACCGCCAAAAGATGCGGTGGCTTATTTTCGCTCAAAAGGTTTTACCGTATCGGACAACTGGTGGGAAGTATGGCAAGGCGCACATGCTAAAGCTTTCACTGTGGCTAAAGCCATGCGAATGGATGTGCTAGAAGATATACGCAAAGGGTTAGATCAAGCACTCGCGCAAGGTAAAACCGCAAAACAGTTTACTGATGAGCTTGCACCGCTTTTAAAAAACAAAGGTTGGTGGGGCAAACAAATATGGGCGGATAGCGAGGGCAATGCGCGTGAAGTGCAACTGGGCAGCTACCACCGCTTACGCAATATTTACCGCATTAATTTACAAACTGCGTATATGTCAGGCCGTTATCGTCGCCAATTGGAAGGCGCTAAAACTCGCCCATACTGGATGTATGTTGCCATATTAGACGGCCAAACCCGCCCAACGCACCGCACCCTAAACGGTAAAGTGTTTAGGTTTGATGACCCAATATGGCAAGTAATATACCCACCTAATGGCTGGGGCTGTCGTTGCCGCGTTCGTGCCTTAACCGAGGCGCAAGTTAAACGCATGGGCCTACAAGTTGAACAAGGCGAGCAATACATACAAGACATTCAAGCTGAAGCAGGCACAGACAAAACCACAGGCGAAGTGATAGAGGTTGACCACAAACAAATAAACTTACCCAACGGCAAAAGTATGCGCCCTGATGTGGGGTGGGCACATAACCCAGGAGAAGCCGCCTTTGGAACAGACATGGCCATAGCGCAAAAAATTGGCCGTGTGCAAGATATTGATTTACGTAGCCAAACCATACAGGCGTTAAATAATAGCCCTGAGCGCGAGGCAGTGTTTAGGCAATGGGTGTCACAAAAATTACAGAAAATAGAAAAGCATCAAGAGCTGCAAGCAGCCAGAGAGTTTGATCGTTTGCGTGAAATAGGCATGACACCAGAAGCCTCTGCAGTAGTGGGCTTTTTGCCCGATGATGTATTTAATTATTTAGCTGATAAAAAGGTAAATGCATCACGAGTTGTGATGATAAGTGAGCGACAATTAGCTCATGCAAATAGACCTAAGCACAAGCGTGATGATGTTGATGTGCCATTGCATGAATACGAAAACCTTGTTGACTGGATAAACAACAGCAATGCACAAATTTTGTTTGAACCTGCAGGTAAAGCGTTAATTTATGTAATTGATAAGGGAGATGAGGCAATTAAAGTGGTTGTTAGTTTTAATGCAAAAAACAGCAAAGGTTTAGACATGTTTATTACAACGTATCGTACGCCAATGGATTCGGTAAAAAGTGACATATTAGGTGGAAAGCTTGAGGTTATACGGTAGGGTGAGACTCGAACTCACATCACAGCGCCAAAGGCACTGCCCCTTTCCCATCGGGGAACACTACCGCTTTAGTAATTATAGTTTAAATTTTAGGAGCTAACAATTGATACGTGTATACAAAAGAGATGTAATATGTGCGGTGGACAGGAATTGAACCTGCCTACGCTAGCAATGCTAGCCCCATCACCAGGTTTAGGCACACACCGCACAATTACAAAGTATCGGTAGTGCAGGAATCGAACCTACATCAATACATGGCCTCGTCAGGCTTGTACCCCGTTACCAGTCCGGGCAACTACCGCGTGGATAAATCATAGTTTAAAAAGTAGGCTTTAACAATATGAGCAATCAAATACAGGTAGAACACAATAGCACAGCCGTTATTGATGTATTACAGCAAATAGCCGACAAAATGGACGACTTAACCCCAGCTATGCAAGAAGCAGCAGCAACGTTGGAAGATGCTGCCGAGCAAGCTTTTTCCGATGAACGCGCACCCACAGGCGAGCCTTGGGAAGCGTTAAGCGACAATTACTTAAAACAAAATCCCAAACGTGTGGGTGGTCAAATACTGCAGGTATCGGCTGGCGGCTTAGCTGCAAGCATAGAATCAGACTATGGCGATACCTGGGCCAGTATTGGCAGTAACAAAGTATATGCGGCTATTCATCAGTTTGGTGGAACGCCTGAAATGCCAGCTGGCCCACGCAATATTCCAGCTCGCCCTTACCTTGGTTTAGATAGTCAGTCAGAAAATGATTTATTAGAAATATTAGGCGGTTTTTTACTAGATTGATAAAATGCGCTAAAACGCCCTAAATCGCCTTTTAAGCGCACCATTTATTTTTTGCTTGTCATTGAGTGTTTTAAGATGAAACAATAGCTCAGAAATCGACAGAAATTAAACCAGCAATATTCCCGCAGCCAATTTTTACCAAACCCCGCAAAAATTACAAAATACCCATTAAAAAACCTTTAACTCAGGTTATATGACCTAATCAGCTTTAGCCCATTAACCTACAGCTCAATCGAATTGATTTTGTTTAATCAACTTGGAGCTGAACCATGTTTGAAAACCCGCTTGCCATATTAACCGCAACTCAAATGCCAGGTATGGCTGTATTAACCAGTGAGTTAAATACAGCAGATAACGACGGCTGGGTGCAGTTGTTACCAGATGGCGAGTTTAGTGCAATTGATGGCCGCCCACATGATGTGCCCAATAAAAAATGGAAGCTCACACCAGAGCGCGCACAGCAGCTTATTAGCCAAGCGCAATTACGCGCAAACGACTTAGTAATTGACTACGAACACCAAACCTTGCAAGCCGACAAAAACGGCAACCCAGCGCCCGCCAGTGGCTTTTTTAAAGATATGGAATATCGCCCAGGCAAAGGTTTGTACATAAAACCTAAATGGACAGAGCGCGCACAGGCTTTTTTAAAAAATGGTGAGTATCGCTATATCTCGGCGGTTTTTCCCTACGACAAACAAACAGGTGAGCCAACAGAAATACGCATGGCCGCGCTAACCAATTACCCAGGACTTGACGGCATGGATGCTATTGCTGCGCTGGCGGCTGAAAAATTTACCCAACACCCATCCAACACGGGAGCACCCGAAATGAACCAACACTTAAAAAACTTACTGGCCAAACTTGGTATTGAAGTTGGCGATGAAATGACAGACGAACAAGGTCTGGCCGCGTTAACTGCGTTAGCAGGTTTGCAAGCTAAAGCCAAACAAGCAGATGAGTTAACCGACCAAGTTGCTGCGTTAAAAGCCAGCCCAGGTAATGTCGATTTAGCCCAATATGTGCCTATTGCAACTTACAACGCAGTGGTTGGTGAATTGGCGGTATTGCGCCAAGACTCAAACACCCAATCAATTGAAAGCTTAATTGCTGACGCTCAAGCCGAAGGCAAAATTGTAGCTGCCGAAACTGACTATTTAACCAAGCTAGGCAAAGAAAACGGTGTGGCCGTTTTAAAAGGTGTATTAGATGCCCGCCCAGCTATTGCAGCGTTAAAAGGCAAACAAACCACACAAACCAAACCGCCTCAAGATGATAACGCCAAGGGCAATTTAACCGCTGAAGATTTAGCTGTACTTAAAGCAACTGGTTTAAGTGAAGACGAATTTTTAGCCGCACGCAAAGCTCAGGCGTAAGCGCGGGTTTTGTTTCATTAACTTAATTTAAAGGTTTAAAAAAATGCCAGCAAAACGATTAAGCGGGAAACGCGCCTACCCAGTAAAAGCAGGTGCAGTGTTAACAGGTAATCGCCCCGTGTTATTGGCCGCAGGTTTGGCTATTGCGGTAACGGATAACAACTCGGCGTTAAGCGCAGGTGTTGCAACCATGCTTGCAGACAATGCCAATGGCGCAGATAGCGCAATTATGGTGGAAGTAGACACAGGCGAGCATAAGTTTGTATCGGCGGATATCACTATCGATGACGTTGGCAGTGATGCCTATTTTGTTGACGATTTGAATGTGTCGATAGACAGCGATACCGATGGTCGTGCCAAAGCCGGAAAGATTACCCAAGTCGACTCTGACGGCGTTTGGGTTGAGTTAGGCGTTTAACCGCTTAACTAAAACTGTAACCAAATTTACAAATTTAGGAGCCAGCAATGGACATTACTAAACAAACCTTATCGTCACTTTATACTGCAGTAAACGCCGCTTTTGCGCGTGGTATTGCTATGCACTCACCGCAGTGGGAGCGTATTGCAACCGAAATGCCAAGCTCAACCAGTCAAGAAAATTACGAATGGCTGGGGGAGTTTTCTGCACTTAAAAAATGGATTGGTGAACGTCAAATCAACAAAGCCAAAGCGCACAGCTATGCCATTAAAAACGAAAAGTACGAAGGCACCGAAGGTATCCCAGCCGACTACATTGAAGATAACCGCTACCCAGCGTTAATGAAAAAGTTTGAAGATATGGGTTATGCGGCACAAACCCATCCTGATCAGTTGGTGTTTGCTTTGCTGGCCAATGGATTTACCCAAACTTGTTACGACGGCCAATACTTTTTTGACACTGACCACCCTGTTGGTAAAGAAGGCCAAGAACAGTCTGTTTCAAACATGCAAGCAGGTTCAAACGCCGCATGGTTTTTGTTAGACACGCGCCGCCCATTAAAACCACTCATTTTTCAAAAACGCCGCGACTATCGCCTACAAGCTAAAACCGATGCAGGCAATTCAGATCATGTGTTTATGACAGATGAATACTTATACGGTGTTGATGCGCGGGTAAACGCTGGCTTTGGTTTTTGGCAATTAGCCTTTGGCTCAAAAGCTACGCTTGACGAAAGCAACTTTAACAGCGCAATGGAAACCATGATGGGCTACGAGTCAGACCAAGGCCGCAAGCTGGGTGTAATGCCTAACTTGCTTGTAGTTGGCCCTAAAAATCGTGCTAAAGCAAAAGCTGTGATTGAAGCCGAAAACAAAGCCCAGGGCGAGAGCAACACCAACTTTAAAGCCGTTGACGTGTTAGTTGTGCCTTGGCTTGATTAATACCCTGTGCTCGCAAGGATGAACCTTGGGCAAGGCAGCCCATTTTTATTAATACCTATCATTTTGTACAAACCTAACTAGGGGAAACCATGAGATGGCGAAGAAAATTATTGTTATTAGCGGCGCACACGCTGGCTATCGTCGGGCGGGCGTTAAGCTCAATCAAGGTCGTAACGAGTTTGATGAAAGCTGGTTCTCAGCGCAGCAACTGGCACAGCTTAAAGCAGATGAAAAACTTAGCGTATCTGAAGTTGAAGATAAACCAGATTCAAGTACAGATACGTCGGGGAAGCTGGACGCTAACCCATCACCAACCGGTGTAACTGGTAAGTCTAAGGCGAAAGCGGAGTAACACACTATGTATGCGACTTTAGTGGATATGGTGGCGCGTTTTGGTGAAGACGAGCTAATGCTATTGGCTCAGCGCGACGACAGCAGCGTTGAATTTAACGAAGTTGTTGACCAGGCATTACAAGACGCAACCGCCGAAATAAACGGCTATATCGCGGGTCGCTATACATTGCCATTGGCCAATACACCTGAAGTTTTAAAGCGCAATTGTTGCGACATAGCGCGCTATTTGTTAAGTGACGACCGTGCACCTGAGCAAGTCGAAAAACGCTATAACGCAACCATTAGCTTTTTACGCTCTGTTGGTAAAGGCGAGTTAAGTTTAGGGCTTGCCAATAACCAACCTAGCGAAAGTGTTGGCACTGTGGCTGTGATGATGTCAGACGGCCACACCTTTAGCCGCCAAAAGAGCAAAGGGTTTATCTAATGTTGGATATTGGCGACGACTACTTAGCCGCAGAGCCGCATTTAATCAGCGTGCTTGAAAAGGTTGAAGGCTTTAAAGATGTTTGTTCAACAAACGACTTAGCCGAAGTTGAAGAACGCAGCCAAAAAGCACCTTGTGCCCATGTTATTTATTTTGGCGACCGTGTACCCGATGTTTCAAATGGCGGTATACAAACCCAGGTCATGCAAATTTGGCTTGTGGTAATAGCGGTTCGCCAAGGTCGTGACACCAATGCAGAGGCTGGAAAGTTAATACGTGCAACGTTAAAGCAACTGCAAAAAGACAGTTTTGTGCCAAATGTTGGCGCACTTAACCGAATTAATTCACCCGCAAGACCACGATATACCAAAGGTTTTGCATATTACCCACTGGCGTTTAGCGTCAATTTTAGACTAAGAGGATAACCACATGAATGGTTTATTATTATCAGGCGACATCTTTATTGATCGTTTAAGCGACACGGGTGTAAGCCAGGGCAAAATTGGTCCGATTAACGTGACTCAGTTAGCAATTAATACGCCTAGCGAGCAAATGACTCGAACATCAAAGAAAAAGCGACATTTGGCCAAGCGCTTGATTCGGTTTCAATTGCTCAGCCGTCAACCGTGTCAATTTCAATTGATGACCAGCCAGCAGAGTTATTAGCAATGGCCTTACTTGGTGATATTGCAACGGTAAACGAAGGTAGTGGTAATGTAACCGATGGTGCGGTAACTATTTTACCCGGTGGTCGTTGGACTCAACTGCCGAACAAAAACTTAGCTGCAGCAGGTATTAGCGCGAAATTAGCCAGTGATGACAGCCCAATCACCGAAGCAAATTACGAAGTTAACTATGCGTTAGGTTTAATTCGTGCAACCGCAGGCGGCTCGTTGGAAGCTGGAGCGGATATTAAATTAACCTACCAATACAACGCAGTAACCGGCACAAAAGTTAAAGGCGGTATTAAAAGCCAAATTCGAATGAACATCACTGGAGATATGAAAAACCTAGCAACGGGTAAACCAGGTCGTTTAGAGATTTTTGAAGCGACGGTGGCACCAACTGATGCGGTTGATTTTATGGCCAGTGAATTTGTTAGCACAACTTTGTCAGGTAACTGCAAATTGGTGTCCGGTAAAGACTCACCATTTGAATATACCGACATTACCCCGTCTGAGTAACACATTTAATTTTTAAAATAAATATGTAACTAATGAAGGGCTTTTGCCCTTCATCTATTCCGTTAAAACTTGCGCAGGGTGAACTATGGCTAAAAATCTAGCGTTAGAAATTGCAATTAAAGCTAAAAACTTAGCAAGCACTGCATTTGATAAGGTTAAACAATCATTAGAAAACACCTCTAGCACAGCAGATAAAACTGAAAAATCGTTAGACGATTTAAGTAAAACTCTTGATGGCATTGGTGAAAACTCTGCCGCGATAGATGAATTTAAACAACTTAATACTGAAATAGAAAACTCAGAAAAAACCACTAAAGAATTAAAGGCGGAACTGGCCGAATATGAAAAACAAGCGGCTGAATCTGGCAACGACACCGCTGAGTTTAAGCAAGAAATTACTCACCTAAAAACCGAAATTGAAAAAGTTGAAGCAGCAATAAAAGGCAAGCGTGTTGAACTGGATAAAACCGTTAAATCGCTTAAAAATGCTGATGTAAACACAGATGAACTCAAGCGTGCTGAAAAAGAATTAGCAGCTGAAGCCAAAGATGTACGCCAACAAATAGCGGCAAAAAATAAAGCTTTAGGCGAGCAAACACGCGCTTTAACAGGAGCAAACGGCGGCATTGCCAGCTTAACCAAAACCGTTGTGGGTTTAGGCGCAGCTTATGTTGGCTTAGATAAAGTACGTGATAGTTTGGTGGGTATTTTGGGCGCTGGTGATAAAGCGCAGGCTTTTGCCAGCCAAATGACAGCATTAATGGGCAGTATTGAAAAAGGCGACCAAGCAACCAAATGGATTACTGATTTTGCAAATAACACGGGGACCAGGTTAGAAAATGCCCGCGAAGCTTTTACCAGTTTAAAAACCTTTGGGTTAGATCCAATGAATGGCTCTATGCAATCATTGGTAGATTACAACGCCAAATTAGGTGGCAGCCAAGAAAAGTTAAACGGCATTATATTAGCAGCTGGCCAAGCCTGGGCTAAACAAAAGCTGCAAGGTGAAGAAATATTGCAAATGGTTGAGCGTGGCGTACCCGTGTGGGACTTGCTCGCCAAAGTAACAGGTAAAAACACGGTTGAGCTGCAAAAAATGTCGGAAAGCGGCGAACTCGGCCGCGAGACAATGCAAAAACTGTTTGACGAAATGGGCAAACAAGCCGAAGGACAAGCCGCAAAAAGCCTAGATAGACTCAGTGGCCAAATTGCGTTAATCAGCAATAAGTGGGAAGGTTTTAAAGTAAAGATGGCTGATGCGGGTGTTTATAAAGTTGCTATCGACTTTATGAAACAACTGAATCAAACATTTGACTCATTAGTTAAAGACGGAACTATAGACCGCGCAGCCAAAAAAGTGAGTGACTTTTTTTCAGGTATGGTTGCAAACGGCGGCCAAGGCATTAAAGCCCTGCTTGATAACATTAATGCGTTTTTAACAGGTGCTGAGCGCATAGTTGCGGGTTTTAAATTTGTTTTTAATAGCTTTACCGCGGGCTTAAAAGGCATTGCCCAAGCCTCTACCTTGTTAATTAGTGAAGTATTGGCAGGTTGGGCAAAAGTATTTGAGTTTATGGGCGCAGATACTTTAGCGCAAAAAGCTCAGCAACAATCAAAAGCTTTGCTTGCTGTTTCTAACGCGTTTAAAACCGAACTTGAAAAAGATATTCAAGACGTACACACAGCCTGGGAAACCATTACCCAAAGCAGTAACGAAACTGTTACTAAAAATTACCAACAAACGGCTGAGCAACTTAAAAAAACAACAGAAGCTCAAAAACAAAGCATTGAAACCGTTGACGAGACAGCTAAAAAATCAGTTGAAGATTTAAGCTTGGTTATGAGCAAAGCAGGCATTGTGACCACTAAATCCTTACAAGACACCGAAGCAAAAGCAAAAGAAACCTATGAGCAAATTAACAAAGCTCACAAAAACGGTGAAGTTGGCGTATACGAGTTAGAACAAGCATATAAAAAGTGGGAAGAAGCTGCCAATGCAACAGCCAAAGCAACCAAAGGAATTGTTGACCCAGCATTAAAAGCTGCGCGTGCAAATTTAAACTTAAAAGATTCAAATGAACAAGGTGCAGACTCTGCCAGCGCAAACGCCAAAGAAATTGCAAGGTTGCGAGAGGAACTGCGTTTACTTCAACTGCAATTGCAACAAACCAACGGTGGTTTGCAGCAGCAATTAGATATACAAACCCAGCTAAACAACCAACGCAGACAATACAGCGCCGAAAATAGCCGCAATAACTTAACCGAGTCGCGCACCTTAACAACAACCAGTGGCGAGTCAGTTGACATTGAAAAGCTCAGTGCTCGTGAATTATCAGACTTACGTGCTCAGTACAATAAGTCGGCATCTACCACTAAATTTGCCCATATGCGTGACCACTACGCCAAGCAAATTGCCATTGTAGACGAACAATACAACAAGGTTACCGATGCCGCACGCAAACAGCGCACAAACAGTAATTCCAACAATAGTTCAAGCGCTAGCAGCTCAAATAACCAAAGTTCAAACGCAAATTCAAACAACAGTGCCCGTGTTGTTGGTGCAGATAGCAGCACAATAACAGACAACACCCGCGCATTGCGCCAGCTTACTGAATCACTTGATTTATTGCGTTTTAGCATGGAAGGCCAGTCAGATTTTATCAGCGAGTTAGAAAGAATTAAGAGCACATCATGATCATCATAGACGGCACTATAAATTTACCCGAATTCGTTTGGCAAAACCGCTACGGTTATAGCCCAGTAAACGCGCAAAACACCTATGCAACCGATGGCGCTTTATTTGTTGAACAGTCGCAAGTGCTAGCTGGTCGACCCATTATTTTAACCAGTGATAGCGAGCCAACGACGGTGTTTAACCAGTTAGAAAACCATGCCGCGGCGAATGCTGCAAGCGAATTTACCCTCAGCATTAATGGCACCAACTACAACGTAATGTATGACTTTAGCCAGCAAGCTGTTAGCGGTAGCCCAGACATTAATTTTGCAGATGCAGAGCCTGATTACATAAACAACATTATTCTAAGATTTATTGAGGTTTAACCATGACGATTACGCGCTCAGACATCAAGCTAGCCAAGTCACAAAAAATGACGGATGAAACCGACGCGGGCGGATTTCGCACAAGCAATATAGTTGAAGACGGTAAGCTTAATGAGATATTTGATAACGTTGGCACAATAGATCACGCTGCGGGTAATGTGAGTTTTCGCAAAGTATTTGCAACGGTTGATACTGCAAACACATCTACCTATGGCAACGCCCACATCATTATCGCTAAACCACCAGAAGATAACCGAGTTTCAGTAATGGCTTTTGTTGGCAGCACGGAAGCCGAGCAAAACTCAGGTGCAAAAGAACGAGCCGAGGGGTATGCAGGCCGTACCTTGGTGATTACCGATTCGCAAACATTAGACGACCAGTTCGCCAACGCAACCGCACTGTATTTAACAACGGGTTATGATTTTGAGATAGACCAGGTTTACTACATTGGCATTGAGTACAGCCAACCAGAGGCAAACAACTTACCCAAGGGGGGGCAGTATTTTAAAGTAACTAAAGTCACAAACTTTGGCACATATCAGCAAGTTGAAATTGACCCACCACTCAATAAGGATTACCCCAAAACAGCCAATGTGTTTGACCCAACCGTTGGCCAAGCTGGTGCTATGGTTGAAATTCAGCCGACGGTATTGCGCCAAACATCCGAGCTGGTAGACAACGCACAATATGCAGGCGTGACTATTTTAGCCGACGACATAACCGCGGGTGATGATGTTATTACGGTGAACGATACCCAAACTCAGTTGGTGCCTTTTATTAAGGGTGTATTTACTGAAGATTCAGCGGTTAGTGTGGAAACGTCTGATGCGTACAAACCGTTAAATGATGATGGCACGGGTAAAGTGCGAACCGCGAGTATTGTTGAAACCGTGTTTGCACAAACTAAAAACGTTACAGTTGAAATAGCCGACGTACCTAAGCTAGGTAGCATTACAGCCGTTGCAACTTGGTCTGAAACTTATAGTGGTTTTTTGGGGTCGAGCACACACAAATTTATTTTAAAAGTAAACGAAGAAGGCACGAGTAACGGCACGGTTAGCTATACAAACGGCCAGCTTAAAGCTGTTTTTAGTAACAATGTACCAGGCAATGCAAAAGTTACATTTAACTATATAAGCCAGAGTGCCTACCCGCCGACAACAACCGACGACGTAACACCAGATGCCAACGACGCCAATTTGTATAATTACGACTTGCCAGCAGACACCGCCATTGTTGAAGGTAGTTTGTTGTTTGAACAAGTCACCTCGGCAACATCTACCAGCAAAACCATAGAACGTTTATACGATAAAGCAGGCGATATTTTGAAAAAATCGACTGTGCAAAACTTTGGTACCTACTTTAGTCAAACCACAACTTTAACCAATGTGGGCAGTATAGATTACCAATCGGGTGATATTCGCTGGACTGAAAATAACACCAGTTTGCCGCTTGAGTTGTTTAACAATATGTACTTAAAAAACTTGTTAGCAACAACCAGCAACTTAACGTTCAACATTACAACCGATGAATTTAAGCGTGAATCACTTAATATTCGTGCGACTTTGCCGAATGACAATTTAGTTAGTTTATCGGCTGATGCGAATGGCGACATTACAGGTACTGGCGGCTCGGGCACCGTGTCGCTAGATGGTTTGGTCAGTGTTACTTTTGATTCGCCTGTGTTGGCTGAGTCTATCCAATACGATTATGTTTTTTATAAAGATACGGCGGTACCAGAAGCATTAACTGGAATTGATCCTGTTCGTTTGCCGACAAATGGTCGTGTGCCTTTTATCCGTCAGTTTGATGTGATCGTTATTCACAACACTCAAGAACAAGCATTAGCCACGCCAGCCATTAACGATACCATTGATTTAGGCCGTATTAATGTCGGCTGGGTAGATATTGTGGATGCAAACGGCATTAGTTTATATACCGCCGACGATCAGCATTATTCACTCGACCAAGCCACAGGTATTGTAACTGTTAATACTGATTGGTTAGCCCAAGGTTTCACCGCTCCGTTTACCGCCTTTGACATGATAGAAGAAACTGTTTTAGTCAGCGGTGTGCAAGGCAACCGAGTGTATACCGCATTGCCGATTAGCCGCAATTATACCGCTGGTGATACCTATATTAGTACCGCACTGCAGCTTGGTGATTTATTCGCTCAGGTTAAACATGTATTTGACCAAAATGTTTGGCTAGGTAACTGGACGAATGACGTTTCAGGCGAACCAGCCGACGCGGGTTTTGACAACATCAATAATCCAATCACGGTAAATAACCGCAGCGCAATAACAGAGCGTTGGCGCATTGAGTTTTTAGATTCTGATAATTTTGAACTGTATGGCGAGCAGCTTGGTTTAGTTGGCACTGGTAATAAAACGGTCGACTTTAGCCCAATAAACCCACAAACCAGCTTGCCATATTTTACAGTGCCCAGCGCTGGTTGGTCAGGCGGCTGGAGTATCGGCAATATTCTGCGGTTTAACACAATTGGTGCAGCCAAACCCATATGGTTTGTACGCTCGGTGTTGCCAAGTATTGCATCTATTGAACAAGACGATATCCGCGTGCAGATACGCGGCAATATTACACAAGCTTAATTGGGGAGTTTTTACGTATGGCTTTAGATACAACAAAGTTTTTGGGCGGTGATGGCTCAGCGGTTAATCCTTACATTATTCATAATGAAGATGCGTTGTTAGCTTTGATTGGTGATGAGCATTCGGATGGTAGTGCACAGAGTAAGTATTTTGAAGTTGTTGCAGATATAGACATAACCTATCTTTCTATTTTTACGCTGAAAATCGCTAGCATTGATGGCAGTGTGATTAATGGTAACGGACATAGCCTATATTTTCCGATACTGCATTCAAATAGCGGATTTGACTGTTTATTTATAGGGGTAAATACAGCTGAGATTTACAACCTGCATATAGACGTTGAAGGAAAATCCGGTGTATCGTCTTATGGCCCAGTTCGTCGTTGTAAGTTATACAATTGCATGTTAACCGGAAATTATGGTGACATTCGAGGGGCTACGCTTGATACGCCACCTCAAAATTTACAAAATTGTTTGTTCAATTTGCAAGGGTCTACGCTTGATAAATTATCAACGAGTTCAAGCTATTCGAGTGTTACGTCATATTATGTTGAAGGCTCGGCACCTATTACGTCAACAGCCTCAGAAGGACTTGTTTTAAATGCAGATAAATTGTTAGCTGCATCTTACCCAAATCTAGCTCCAGAACACTGGAACGTTGTTGACGGAGCATTACCCACATTAAAAATAAAACCATACAGTGGTTTACCAGTCACCCGAGTTGCAGGCATATCTAAATTAGACGGCGTACCTGCCAAACGCCGAATTACAGTGCAAGACTTCAATGGTGGTCGTATTGCTCGCACTTATAGTGACGAGTTAACAGGCGAATTTAGTATTCAAACCAGTCCTTACAAAACAGGCGTCACTGTAATTGTTGACGATGAAATTGGCACTGAAATTCAATCTAGTAAAGCTTACACAGTCGGTCAAATTGTTCACCACGCGGACTATGCAGGCATTGCTTATGTTTGCACGACAGCTGGTACAACAGGTGCAACATTGCCAGAAACCAACACTTACCCTGAAAGCGGCACCGTTACCATTGGCACAGCCGTATTTGCTGCCAAGCCAATAAACAAGCCGCAAATATTTAGCCCTGTTAAACCTGAAGTTATTTTGGAGTAAACATGGGCTTTAAGTACTTATACAACCCGCAAAGCTTAGACTCAGATAGCACAGAGCGAGCATTTAGTTTAACTGGGTGCATTGAGTTTCTAGGTGAGGCCGCGGAGGACTTACGTGAGCCATACAATCCAAGTGCAAGCCAACTCGAAAGTGATAACAGCGCTATTACCGAATTATTTACCAGTGTTGAATCAAACGTTATTGGCTCAGGCGAACCCGCTTTATATTTACTTGGTGGTCAAACACAAGAGCAAAACCAAAACGTATCGCGGCCAATTGTGGTTAATCAGTATTTAAACGGCAATATTACGCAGGTTGGCGCTGGACAAAGTCGTTCGGGCGATGGTGGTTTTACCATAGGTTTATACACAACGTCGGCAACACATTTAATTGCGACAAGTTGGCAGCAGTTTGGTGATGTATTTGGGGCGTTAAAATTGGTGATAGTTGGTGAGGTTGTTCGGCCAAGTATCGCCAACGGGTTTGTTTACCATGTTTTGAATAATGGCAGTTTGGGCGCAGTAGAGCCGAACTGGCCAACACAAGCAGATGAACAAATTACCAGTGGCAGTGTGACGCTCAAAGCGGTTGTGTATTTTCAGCCTGTTGCACATGCGCCATTAACAGCTGAAAAGAATTATGCATCAGGTGCGTTTCCTGCCGAGGTTCGACAAGCTGACTCATGCCCTGTGTTTGATCCTGATAGTTTTGAGCTATCAGCCGATGTACGGGCGATGTTCGCATGATATTTAATTTCACTAATCTCAGCTATCAACCACCTATACCTTTGTTATTTAACTTTGGTGTGGATGATGTTGTGGTTATTGAACCAGCAGCGCCACCACCCAATACAATTACCCCTTTGCTATTTAGTTATAAACAAAACCAAGGTATTGATGCTGATTTAAACGTGCAATATTTGCAGCCAATGGAGCAAGCAAACGATTTGGTAAATACTTTTTGGCAAGAAATTGCGCCTGCTATTGTCTATTTAGGGACTGACTTTTTACACATTGAGCAGACCAATTCAACAGCGGTAAAAATGCAGTGGAGCCATAAAGCCGATGACGCAACCGATTTAACTTCTATATATAGAGAAGTAGACGCATTGGTAAATGGCGTTGTATCTTTGTTTAAACATAGCAAGGTACTCGCTGCTAAATTACAAACCACTTATCAGCTACCACCCAAATTTGAAACCGCATTTAAATTTGGGTACCAGGATTTAAAAGCACAAAGTGTTCACTATAACGCACGCTTTAATCATGTAGAGCAAGTAACCGACACCACCACAATTTTGTGGGGGCCTGTACCGTACTTTCATATCTGCCATTATGAATATATTCCTCCAGGGCCAAGCCAGGTTAAATTCAACTTTTGGGATAACTCATTGTCATCACTCACATTTAACTTTGATGGCCAGCAAAACCCGAAAGTCTGTGTAACGGGTGGTAGCTATTTTGTGCCAACCACATCAGTACCCACAATAGACAAGCCAATCATAACAACGGTTTATCGCAGGAGAGTTCACAAAGTGATCCACTCATTAAAATGTTTTAGAGATTCTGATAATGCGCCTGTGCATATCACTTCTTTCAATATGAATACCAGCCGTGACCAGTGGGGCTTTAGTTTTGCAATGCAATGCGCCAGCAAAGGCGAAGCAGCTAAACTTGCCCACGTAAATGGCGAACCTGTGGACGTTCGCATTGAGTTAAACGGCCATGTTATTCGCGGCATTGCTGAAAATATAAGCCGCAGCAAAGCATTTGGCAGCAACAAGTTTAGCGTTTCTGGTCGTTCTATTGTTGCAAGGCTCGCGCAGCCTTTTGAAATTCCAACCGCTTATGCGAACTCAAGCGCAATGAATGCAACGCAAATTATTAATGACGTGCTTACTGGTACGGGTTGGACGTACACATTTGATTTAACCGATTGGCTTATCCCCGCAGGCGCATTAAACCTACAATCAGCATCAACCATTGATGTTATCACTACTATCGCAAAAGCCGCAGGCGGCATAGTAATCGCCGATACTGACTTTAAAGACATTCAGTTATTGCCGCGAAATAAAGCACCGTACTGGACACTTGGCCAAGCAACCGAAGACCACCAGATTAATGATTCAGTGATATTTAGCCAGAGCGACAACCCAGCCAATACACCCTTATATAACGCGGTTTTTGTACGTGGTGAGCAGCAAGGCGTATCAACCAAAATTAAACGTAATGGCACATTGGGCGACAAATTGGCCACGGATGTTGTTGACTCACTCATTACCCATATAGATGCCGCAAGACAGCGCGGTACCAGTGAGTTAGCCGAAGCTGGCAAAGGCGCAAATTTTAGCTACACAACCACCATTATGGATGGCTTGCCCATTATTAAACCAGGTGCGCTGATTGCGGTGGACGAGTCAGCCGAGCAATACAAAGTTATTTGTGATGCGGTGAGTGTATCGGCCCAAGTTTCTAACAAAGGGCTGTTAACCGTGCGCCAATCAATTACAGGGTATCGAAGTTATGAGCAATAACTTACAGCGCTTAACCGCCCTAGTTGGCGATAACCAAAGTAAAACGGTTGCGACTGTAACCGCGGTAAATGCTGATGGTACCTGCAAAGTGCAGCTAAACAGTGGCGTGGCAATAACTGTATTTGGCGAAGGTTACGCCGTATCAGACAAGGTTTATATAGAAGCTGGCAGAGTGTTGGCGAAAGCCGCCGATTTGCCTTATACCGAGATAGAGATATGAAAGTTGATTATGAGTTTGAAGAGATTGGCCATTTTGTTCGACTTAACCTAGACAGTGATACATTCAATGGCACGCTATTAGTCCAGTACGGCATATATGATGAAGCAACGATTAAAGGCCTATCATGCCAAGGCTTAACAATCAGCTTACTACGCCCATTAATCAAGTTCCTAGCCCAACGCGGCATCAAAACAATCCACTACGAACGCCGAAAGCACGGCAAGACAATCAAAAAATCACAATCGATAGAGTTTTTTATAAAACGGTTTAAAAAGATAGGCAGTTAA